CTAGCCCTGGCGATAATTATTATTGGGATGAAGACGCGGCAGAGTGGATCGAAGTAACCCCTGAAGTTAACACGGAATAACGTGTGACGGCGCAGACGCTAGACCCTAATGCTGATCGTTTCGGCGCAGGTGACTTCACGCTCACTGGTGCGAGCGCGGTGCAGTTCACGGTTGACCAATCGGTAGGCGTGTTCAAGCCGTTAGGCCGGGGGTAGTGGATACAGATCAATACATTAATCCAGTAAACTTTCCATTTACGTTAGACGATCCTAATTTTGAAGGAATAATACCCGCCGGAACTCCAATATGTCAGGTCATTCCATTTAAAAGAGACTCATTTAAACTTAAAATAGGAAGTGATATTGAAAAACTTAATAAATTTAATGTTTTGTTTAACAATAAATTTGTTAATAACTATAAGTCAAAGTATTGGAATAGCAAAGAATATAGATAGACAAAATAGGAGAATGATGAAAAAAAATAATTATTCAAGTCAAAAAACAACTCCTAAAGATGGAGAAGAAGTATCACCAGGAATTTTTGTTTATGACAATGTTATTAATAATTCTCAGGAATTAATCGACCTCTCCCTTTCTGATCCTGAAAAATGGAGAGATTCAAGGGTCGGTAACGCAAGTGGAGTTGTAAATAATGAAATAAGAAACACCCGTGTTTTAGATGTTCCAGCAACTTTTTCCAATGACATTAAGTGGTTTGAGGTTTCTCAAATTGTTTGGTCGTATGCAAATCTGTATGGCATCTACCATGATGCGGCATTTGCCAATATGGAATATTTGCAGTTGCTTCATTACTCTACAGAAGAAGGGTTCTACAAAAGCCATGCAGATTCAGGACCAGGAATGCAAAGAATCTTCTCTGCTGTTTTATATTTAAATGATGTAGAGCATGGTGGAGAAACATATTTTAATAATTTTAATATTTTTGTTAAACCTAAGGCTGGAAGGCTAATTCTTTTCCCCGCTAACTATGTATACAGACATGAAGCAAAAACACCCAAAAGTAATGATAAGTTCGCTTTAGTGACTTGGTTTAACCCAATACTTTAATAAAAAGCAATCAAGTACAACTGATATAATGAAAAATACAAATAGATAAATGATATAATTAAAATATGTCTAGCGGATCAACTAGTTTGTATGCTTTTCCATACCCCCTCTCTACCGACCCTGTAAGAATAGCGTCAGATATAGAGGGGTTGGCAAAATCTATTGACTCAGACCTTAAAGAAATAGTAGAAGATGCTGTTGCTGTTTCATGGTCAGGGGGTACATTTTCTAATGGCCTAGAAGAACCAACCTATAATGACTCTACCGGAAAAATGAGTATGAGTCTTTCTCAGGACATTAAAACCACTGCTTCCCCCCAATTTGTGGGGCTAACTCTTACAGGAGACATAGATGTTCAAGGCGGGGATATCACTACTAACAAAACATCTTTTAACTTAATTAACTCTATAGCAGCAACAATTAATTTTGGTTCTGCCGCCACAACCATCAACATAGGCAATTCTGCGGGAACAATAAATTCAGAATCGCACATTAACCTAGTCTCTGGTAAAGAATTTAAAATAAACAATGTATCTATATTAAGTGCAACAGCACTAGGCTCTTCCGTGGCTTCTTCAGCGCTAACATCACTAGGTACCATATCTACAGGAACGTGGCAGGGAACTATAGTAGGTACAACATATGGTGGAACTGGATTATCATCATTTGCCGCGAACAAAGCGCTTTATTCTACTAGTACATCTGCGCTAACAACAGGCAACCTCCCCCTAGAAGCGGGTGGAACAAATTCCTCACTTTCTGCTGTTGCGGGAGGCATTGCATACTCCACTGCTACAGGGATAGAGTTGTCTGCTGTAGGAACTGCTGGACAAGTACTGACATCAAGCGGGTCGTCTGCCCCCACTTGGTCTGCTCTACCAGGGTCAACTGATATAACGTTGTCGGGGGATGCGACGGGTACGGGAACTTCAGCAATAACCGTTACCCTTTCAAGCAGCGGGGTAACTGCTGGAACATACGGCTCTTCAACAGCAATATCCGTCATTCAAGTTGACTCAAAAGGTAGGGTAACCTCTGCATCTTCAGAAGCGATTGACATTGATCCATTGCCTCAAATACTAATGATGGCTGGAATGTAAAATATCTAAAACCCATTGAGTTAACATATCTTTTTGCCCTCAAATGCTGATACAATAGTTGACTATCCAACATTAATTTTAAGAGGGGCTGATGCCAGATATGTCATTCATTGACGACAATGGATCAATTATTGATCCTTACCGAAATTTTATTGCAGTTTCACGATACAGCAGGTGGCTAGAAGAAAAGAATAGAAGAGAAACATGGTCAGAAACGGTAGATCGATACATAGGGTTTATGAGGAACCATCTTCACAAAAACTTTAACTATGATGTCGATAATCCAAAGTTTGATAAAGTCAAAGATTATATATTAAATCATCAGGTTATGCCTTCTATGAGATCACTTATGACCGCAGGGCCAGCCTTAGAAAGAGATCATGTATCTTCTTACAACTGCTCGTTTTTGGCGGTAGACAGCCTAAGAGCATTTGATGAAGCCATGTATGTTCTTATGAACGGTACAGGAGTTGGCTTTAGCGTAGAAGCAAAATATATCTCTCAACTTCCCGTTATTGCTGAAGAGTTTTATTCAACAGACACAACTATCGTTGTTGCAGATTCTAAACTTGGATGGGCCAAAGCATACAAAGAACTTATTGGCCTATTGGTTACAGGACAAGTTCCTCAATGGGACATGTCTCAGGTTCGACCAGCAGGAGCACGACTAAAAACTTTTGGCGGTAGAGCCTCAGGGCCAGAGCCATTAAATGACCTGTTTAAGTTTACCGTAGAACAATTTAAAAATGCCTCAGGACGCAGGCTAAAGCCCGTTGAAGCACACGACATTATGTGCAAGGTTGGGGAGGTAGTCGTTGTGGGAGGTGTAAGAAGATCAGCCCTTATCTCACTATCAAATCTGGATGATTTCGAGATGGCTAAAGCAAAATCAGGTCAATGGTGGGAGTCAGAGCCGCAAAGAGCGCTTGCCAATAATAGCGCGGTATACAATATGAAGCCTAACACTGCTCAATTCCTTAGAGAGTGGAGAAATCTATACGAATCAAAATCTGGCGAACGCGGAATTTACAATATGGACTCTGTAAGGAAGCATATTGATAAATTTGGAAGAAGAGATTCTTCTAAAGTTTTGGGAACAAATCCATGCGGCGAAATCTTGCTACGTTCAAATCAATTTTGCAACCTTACTGAAGTAGTAATTGAAGAAAAAGACGACTTTGATTCTCTTCAAGAAAAGATAAAGATTGCTGCCATTCTGGGAACTTGGCAATCCACTCTTAGTAATTTTAAATATATCAGAAAGTTGTGGAAGGATAATACAGAAGAAGAGAGGCTTTTGGGTGTTTCCCTTACCGGAATTTTTGGGAACAAGTTGACAGGGACTATTCACAAAAACTTGCCTAGTATGCTAGATACTCTCAGAGAGTCCGCTGTAAAAGAGAATGCTATAGAAGCAGATCTTTTAGGAATAGAGCATTCTGCTGCTGTTACCACTGTCAAGCCTAGTGGCACAGTTTCTCAGTTGGCGGGCGTTTCCTCTGGAATCCACCCTTGGTATTCAGAGTTCTACATTAGAACAGTTAGGGCAGACAATAAAGACCCTCTGACTCATTTCCTTAAAGATTTTGGGGTTCCTCATGAGCCAGACGTAATGAAGCCAGATACCACAACTGTTTTTTCTTTTCCTGTTAAAGCACCTAAAAATGCTATAGTGACAAAAGATCTGTCTGCCATTGATCACCTTGAAATCTGGAAGGTATACAGAGAGCATTGGACAGAGCACAATCCTTCTGTCACGGTAAACATAAAAGAAGACGAATGGCTAGATGTGGGTGCATGGGTTTACAAAAACTTTGATTCTATTGGAGGAGTGTCTTTTCTTCCAGCATCTGAACATTCGTATAAGCAAGCGCCATATCAAGAAATAAATGAAAAAGAATACAAGGACCTTTTAGGAAAAATGCCAAAAACAATTCCCTGGGAGTCTTTGCCCTTGTATGAAACTGAGGATGGAACTAGTGGGTCTCAAGAACTTGCGTGCAGCAGCGACCTGGGTTGTGAAGTTGTTGATATCACTTAGACTCTTCTTGCTATAATATAATATATGTCTGTATCTTCCAATCAGTACGCGACGAAGGTGTTCTCTGAGCATCCCGTCGCGTGCTGGCCTTTAGACGACGATGTTTCCTATATTTCTTTGTTGAGCAATGATCAAAGAAACTTGACCAATGATTCCTATTGGTCAGAAACACTTTGCACTGTTTCTTCAGATCCAGATATGCCTAGCCAACCGTCTCCATTTTATGGAAACGTTCAAAGTTATGAGATTTTGGGCGACGCCACATCTATTGTTAGCGACGATACCTCTATAGTTTTAGAGGGTTCAGATGTGTTTTCTTTTACTGATTTAAATGAAGATATGCAAACTTTTTCCATTAGTTTCTTTTTATACCAAAACTCTGTTTATGTTAATTATTATGAGTTTGGGTTTAGATATTGGGACGACACTGTTTCAGAATTTAAAGAAGTATTGTTTGAAGACACTTCTGTAAATCGATCATGGAAAAAGTTTACCGCTACCTTCAACGTTCAAGAATTTGACGCCGATCTTGCAGATATTATTTTAAAGATAAACGTTGATTCTGGAGGAAGCGGAGCGGATTATTCTTTTATAATAAACGCTTTAACCATTGGCCAGTGGTCAGAAACGACTTCTTCAAAAAGTTTGGGTATTGTGCCAGAGTCACTGCCAATTTCAGCAAGCCTTTCTTCTGTATCGGGGGTACAGGCAGAACAGTACGGACCACTATCCGACAATGGATATTATATTGTAGAAAATCAAAGACTTCTTGCTAAAAATGAGGGAATCCCCATGGTTTTTGGTTCAAACAATGTAACAAGAATTTTGCCCTCTGAGGAAGGTAACCCATCCCTAATATTCCCTAATAAAGGAATGTTCACAAGACAGGGCTTGGGTCAAAATTATTCCTTAGAGTTTTGGCTAAGAATAAGGCCAAATGTTAAAGAGGGCTTCAGAATACTAGGACCACTTGACAGTACAGATGGCCTTTATGTATCAGAAGGTTTTCTTGTGATGTCTATCGATGGACTGTTTGGGACGCATAACATTGATGAGTGGTATAGGCCAATGCTTGTCCACATTATGATTGAAGATGTTTCTTGTAAAATAATGATTAATGGAGAAGATGTTATAGACATTGATCTGCAAGATTCCTATCAAGTTTTTTCTAACAGTCAGTGGCTGGGATTATTTTCTTCAGAAAACATAGATTTATTTGAAGTAGATTGCTTATCTATTTTCCCCTACAAGGTGCCCGCTCAAATTGCCAAAAAAAGATTTGTTTGGGGGCAAGGGGTAGGAAGTCAATCATTCATAGACTCATCATTTAAGGGGTATACATCTGCTATAGAATTTTCTAACTCTGAGTATTCGGTTAACTCTGTTTACCCAGATAAAGAAAGGTGGGACGCAGGCAGTTATTACAACATGAACGCAACGACAAATTCACTTACTGTCCCCGCTTATACTAAGCCAGAACTATTCCTTGACGGAAGAACGCAAAGGCTGTGGTGTTCTTCTAACAAAAAAGTAAATGAAATAGAGTATCCAGGATCAGATCATCCAAAGTTTTTTACCTTTAGGCCAGGGTTGAATAATGATGGAGATGAGTGGTTAAGGGATGGGCCAGATTGGAATGAAAAAGGTTTTTTAAGATTCTCTAGAGACAATCTTCAGTTTACTGTTGCGGCCATTTATGGTGTGTTCGAAATAGAGGATGATATAGAAAAATCAAGACCTCTGATACATATAATTAATGCACTTACGGGTAAAAGACTAGAAATAAATGTAAATTCTTATGAGGTGGAGTACGTTTTTGACGGAGTTGTTTTAAAAACAGAAGACATATCGACGCTAGATCATTTCGTAGTGGGATTTCACATACCCACCATTATTAGTAACTATGGATACGCTGTGGCGTCCTTTTTCTCATCTTTTGACTCGTTACAAGTGTATGTGGGTGGGGCACCAGATGCTGTTTCTCAAGAATATGAAACTTTTGAAGGTAAGATTTACAAAGTATCCTTTTCGGATTCATCCAACTATTTTGGAATATCAGAATATTTCGGTGAATTAGGATTTTGCTTGTACGATGAGGATGACTTATTCTATTCTAACTATGCAACCTATTCTCTTACGCCTTTTGAAAAGTATGGGTGTTTCTTTTTAGATATTTCAATTTCTGCAAGGTGGGAAGAGCAGTTTCCCTTAAGCGTTTTTTCTCAATACTCAAGCGACAGTGAAGATAGCCTATACTATGGTTTTGATTTTTTGCAGTTTAACGTTGGTTACCCTTCTCTTATTGAAAGAAAAACAATCACTTTTCTGGGGGATGCCTGGAGCAATTATCTAGAAATAGAAAATGCATACCGCTATCCAATTCAAAAAAGTTATGAAATAATAGATAACGAAAATATAACGGGATACTCAAGTTACAATGACCTATATGCCAATTTAATTTCTCAAACACAAATAGACACATCAAATTCATCTGTTGATATTTTTGTAACATTCCAGTTGCTGGCTGAGGGGGCCAATGAGCCACTTGAAAGTTTTACGCATACAAAAGAATTGTCTAATACTTTTGTCGTCGATGCTGCTATGGAGAGCACGCCAGAAGATCCTTACAGACCATATAGAACAAAGTTTAGAGTTATTGACGGCACAATAATATATCCACCAAAAAATATTGATATTAATTCTGTTGCAATGGTTGTTCATTTTGTTATTAATCAAGACGCCATAACAAACAACCCTCTAAGGGTTAGGAACATGGAAATTACGTCAAAGTCCTTAAACTTTAAAAAGCCAAATCGCATAGGGACTAGGTTTGGAAACCCCATCTACCCCTACACAAAAAGCGGTATATATGTTGATCATAAAAAGAAAAATCCTCTTCTCATCTATAAGGGAAACACTCCGTACTTGTATCTGACAGAGAACAGTGGAATAAGGGTCCTTGAGTTTAATGATGGTGTTACAGAATATGGGGCCATTGTTCCTATAAACGAAAGCAAAAAAAGAAACTTTTTCATCGGAGCCGTACAACTTTTTGTTAAGTACGATGCAGAGGACTATTTCGGTGTTCCCATGCCAATATTTGAAATACAGTACAAGCAAGATGTTATTGAATTTATTGCAGAGACAGACTCCTCTGGAAAAAGAAATATTGTTAGAGCAAGAAATAAACAAACAAAACAAGAATATAAAAATGCAAGGTTTTATCAGAACGGAATTTCTGTCAACAACCCATACTTAATAAGAAACGAGTGGAGTTCTTTAAGCGTTCTTTTTGAAGATCCACTAGATTTTTCTGAATTTACAGGATCACTTAATCTTTTTGGTGGGTGTACCTTTAATAACATAACGCATTATCTTTCGGAAGGCTTAAACGAAGTTGCATCAATTGTTCCTAAAACTTGGCAAAATATTTGGAAACCAGATAATACCAATATTGTTGATTGGGAATACTGGTATAACGAAAATGGAGCCTCTCCTATAAGAAAATGGAAAGACGTTTATGTTCTTGCAGAAGAGAAAGTGTACACTTTAAGCCCTAAGGATATATTCGAGGTGTATTCAGGAACCAATATAAATGTAATAGATGATGGCAACGGTATGACAATAAGTAACACAGACGCACCAATTTCTATATATTCTGATGTTTTGTGGCAATCTTTTTCAGGAAAACCCGCATAATCTGGTACAATATTGGTTATGGGAAAAGGTTTTTTAAATAAAAGTGGTAAAACCAAGATTACAGAGGTAGGCAAGGGTACTGGCCAACAAGCCATGTTTGGATACGAATGGGGCCTTTATTTTTGGAGGTTGCCCAACGGACATCTATTTAAAGACGAAGACGGAAGAATGTTGAACATACCTTCTGTAAAAAACGACCTTGATCAAATTATTAAGTTGCGTCAATCCGCTGCTCACTATGGGCAACCAGAAGGAGAACCATGGTTCTACCCTGGAGTGAATAGGGCGACTGATGAAGAATATGAAGAGCAATTGGATAGGTTGGAGCAGGGCCTTATTCCTAGCATGAACGACTTTGGCGCTGTTAAAGCAGCCCAAGATACTTTAAGGGTACATGGTGAAGAGTAATGTCTGAAGAACCCTATATTGATGTAAAGATTGCAGATCAAATTATTGATCAAGAAATGAAAGACTTAGACCCCTTCAATAAAACATGGGAGGATCTTTCTTCTCTCGGAGGCCTTAATAAAAACTTTAAGCGAAAGGCTTCTAGAACAGAAAAAGCAAACTCTACAATAAATAATGTTCCGCGAGATAGCAGCGGTGCCATTAGCCCGTCGTACCTAACTGAATCTAGGGCAATAGGCCAAAGCGAAAACGCAGGTAGCAAGTCTAAGAAAATAAATCCTGGTCAAGTATATAGAAATGGATATGGAATATTTGACTTGATTACCCCGCCATACAATCTTTATGAACTATCTTCATACTATGACACTTCTTTTGCCAATCATGCCGCAGTAGACACTAAGGTGTCAAATGCAGTAGGTATGGGGTTTAGGTTTGAAATGACTCCTCAGACCAGAATGAGGCTTGAAGGAATGGATAATGAGTCTGCAAAGACAAAAGCAAAAAAAAGAATTGAGCAAGTAAAGATACAGTTGTCAGACTGGATCGATAGTCTTAACGAAGATGAAAGTCTCACCAAGACACTAGAAAAGGTCTTGATTGACATGGAAGCCACGGGCAATGGATACATAGAGGTTGGAAGAACTGTTACGGGGGAAATTGGTTACCTGGGACATATCCCCTCTGTGACTATGAGAGTGAGAAGACTTCATGATGGATATATCCAAATTATTGCAGGAACCATCGCATACTTTAGAAATTTTGGGGCAACTAATTCAAACCCAGTAACAAGTGATCCAAGGCCGAATGAGGTTATTCACCTCAAGCAATATTCTCCATTGAACACATTTTATGGCGTCCCAGATGTTATTGCTGCCATGACCTCTCTTAGGGGGGATTTAATGGCGTCTCAGTACAATATTGATTATTTTGAAAATAAGGCTGTTCCCAGATATATTATTACTGTAAAGGGAGCAAAACTTTCTGGTGAAGCAGAAGATCGTTTGTTTAGGTTTTTTCAAACAAACCTTAAAGGGCAGAATCACAGAACACTTTACGTCCCCTTGCCTGGAGATCAGGACGGGAATAAAATTGAGTTCCAGATGCATCCTATTGAAAATAATGTTCAAGAGGCTTCCTTTAATGAATACCGTTTGAGGAATAGAGACGACATTTTGATGTCTCATCAAGTCCCATTATCTAAACTAGGTGGTGTTGATTCCTCTACAGCATCAGCAATGACACAAGACAGAACTTTTCGTGATCAGGTTATTCATCCATTGCAGGAGTATATTGAGAAGGCAATAAATAAAATCGTTAAGGAAAGAACAGATGCCGTTCATCTTAAACTCAATCAGGCCAGTTTGACTGATGAAGTTGCTCAATCTCAAATATACGAAAGATATGCAAAGATTCAAGCAATGGTTCCCAATGAAATTAGAGAAAGCATCGGTCTTCCACAAATTCAAGGTGGAGACGATCCATTTGAAATGACATCTAGAATGGCAGCAGACACGAGGGCTAATACGGCAAGAAACAGGCAGAGAGACACAGAGAGATCCAATAATCAGTCAGATGGACCAGGAGCGATTTCAGGAAGAAATCCAAAAGGCGAGGGAAGTTCCTCTGAGTGATGAATATAACAAAAAAGTTATAAAAAAGTAATGTATAATGTTATTAATATGACTCATAACGAGGCTATTCCATGTGCAGATTATTTATTTTCTACATCAGCCCCCTTTGGTCTACCTAAAAAGTGGAGCGTGGTCTAATGATAAAGTTTACCGATACTAAATCTGCCATTAACGGCAATACTGTTACTATGTCAGTTCCAATATCAAAGATAGATGTTGAGAAAAGAATGGTTCATGGATTTGCAACACTAGACAATCTAGACAAGCAAAATGATGTTGTTGATATGGATGCATCCATTAAGGCATTCTCAAACTTTAGAAACAACCTAAGAGAAATGCACCAACCAATTTCTGTAGGGAAAATTGTCTCTTTTAAGCCAGAAAAATACTTTGACGAAGGTTCACAAAAATTTTATAATGGAGTCTATGTATCTGCTTATGTAAGCAAGGGCGCTCAAAACACCTGGGAAAAGGTCGTAGACGGAACGCTTACGGGGTTTTCAATCGGCGGGGAAATTAATGAAACAGAAGACTTCTATGACGAAGATATGAACAAATCCTACAGAATTATTAAAGAGTACTCTCTTAGCGAACTGTCACTGGTAGATAATCCTGCTAATCAATTTGCAAATGTAATTTCTATTGAAAAGTCACATGATGGAAACCACCTCAATGGCTATTTGTCTAAAGCAACAATAGAAAATGTTTTCTGGTGCCGAAAGGATGACGTGGTATCCATGTCCTATGATGGGAATAGATCATGCCCTCAATGTGATAAAGCGATGTCAAATATTGGTTTTGTTGAAGCCAATGATACAGAGAAGTCCTTGGTCGTAGGAACAATAATTTCTGATATAAAGAAAAACGAAATACAGGAAAAAATCAATGATGGATATTTTGTAAAATTTGAAGGACAATATGGTCAAGTTATTGACATTGTAATGCAAGGTGGAGCCAGACTATCCTCTGATCAAAATATTATGATGGCTAAAAATAGTGATCCTGTGGCCATCGTTAAACTTTATTCAGAAAATAACGGTACAATAACACCAACAAGAAGTCGCGTTATTAAAAATGTTTCTTCGTTAGAAAATATTAATGCGATTAATAAATCAAAAATAGAGGAGGTTGGCAACATGGACTCAAATATCGTCGTTATAGACGAAATTGAAAAAGGCGTAGACTCTGATCAAGAGGCTGTTTCTCCAGAACCAACAAGTCTTCCCGTTGTAGAAGAAACTACAAAGGCGGATAATGAGGTAAAAGAAGAAGAAGTCGAAAAGGTTAAACAATCAGATGATTCAGAAGATGA